GAACAATTAAATCTAAAAAAGATGACAGTAAGTCCAACGATGTCGTACACCGTGGCATATCTCAACGCGCTTTTACGCGCACGTTTGCATTAGCAGATGACGTAGTCGTTAACGGGGCTAAATTTGAGAATGGATTATTATCTATCGAATTAGAAAAAATTGTACCTGAGGAGAAAAGACCTAAGGAAATAAAAATAAAATAAACGAGTGGGGCAGAGATGCCCCCTCAACTTACAGGAGGTACTATGGCTGAAGCCAAAGATTACAAGGAGAGATTAAGTAAAATAATACAGGAGTCCATTGATGCCAATCAAGCGCAGATATTACAAGGTGCTCCTTCTATGGAAGATTATAAATATATGTTAGGTATACAACATACTTTAACAGATTTACAATCTAGATTACATAGTGAATTAGTTAAATTAGTAAAGGAGACTCATGATGGCTAAAGATTTACCTAAACCAGCAGGCTATCGTTTACTATTAAAACCTAGAGAAGTAGCTAATAAAACAGCAGGGGGCATTATATTGACTGATGAGTCAGTAGATGCAGCTAAATTTTCTTGTGTAGTCTCAAAAGTTATTGACATGGGAGATGATTGTTACCATGATAAAGACACTAAATGGTGCAAAAAAGGAGACTGGGTTCTTACAGGAAAGTATGTAGGATTGAAGTTTGTTTATGAAAAAGAAACATATGCCATTATAAATGACGATGAAGTCATTGGTATAGTACCAGATCCTACAAAAATTACACATAAATAGCCTTGCATTATCAGATGAATTAGGCTATAATATATGTTGATAGTGATAAACGCGGTTCACAACCGAGGAGATCTAAATGATAGACGAAATAAAAAAAGAAGAAGGTAAAGAAGATGATGATATTATCGTGGAATTACCTGAGGACTTAGATGAAACAGAGAATGCAAAAGAATCTGAAGAATCTACAGAAGAAGATGCTGAAGTTATTGAGGAAGAATCAGAAACTGAAGACGAAGCTGAACCAGAAGTTGAAGAAACATCTGAAGAAGCAGAAGCGGAAGTTAAAGAAGATACCAAAGATAATAAAGTATTCGGCAAGCGCGCTGAAAAACGTATTAAGCGACTTGTTGCGCAGAAGAAGGAACTTGAAGAAAAGCTCAAAGGTTACGAAGACGAAAAAGAAACGTGGCTAACTGAGAGGGATCAACTTAAAACTAAACAAGCTGATTCTGAACTTGATGCAATCAACCAATATATGGAAAGATTGGAATCTCAAGAGAAACAAGCTTTAAGTGTACTAAAAACTGCAAAAGAAGCCAGTGACGTTGACGCTGAGATTAAAGCAACTGATGTCTTAGCATCTGTGAAAGCAGAAAGACTGGTGGCCAAACAATATAAGGCTAGAGCAGAAAAAGGTTTGGAATCCAAATCTAAAAGTTCTGAAGTAAAGGAAACTGAAAAGAAACCTGACACTAAACTAGAACAACCTCTTCCCGATCGCAAAGCATTAGCTTGGCAAAAAAGGAATAGCTGGTTTGGTGGAAACAAAACTGCGGACAGAATAAAAACTCAAGCAGCTTTGGTGATTCATAAAGAACTTATTGATGAGGGCATTGCTCCTCAAGATGGTTCGGAAGAATATTACAGTGAACTTGATGCTAGATTAATAGCAGAGTTTCCTGAAATGAGAAAAAGAACTGCTAGGAAGATTCCTACAGTTGTCGGTGGAACGCGCTCCACCACGGGAAAAAGAAAAGTTCGATTATCCAAATCTGAAATAGAAATGGCTGATCGTCTTAATGTTTCCTACGATGAATATGCGCGACAAAAATTGCGCCAAACTGAGGCGGGGAGCTAATATGACACAAGCAACTAAAACAAGCCGTAAAACTAGAGCTTCGGCAACTCGAAAAAGAACATTTGAGGCACCTTCAAAATTGAAGACACCTCCTGCACCAGAAGGTACTGAGTATCTTTGGGTGAGACATGAGTTGTTAAATCAACCAGATGATGCCAATGTTCACGAAAGACTACGCGAAGGCTATGAGCTAGTTAAACCTGAGGAATTAGGTAAAGACTATATAGCTGACGTTATGTCGGCAGGCAAACACGCAGGTGCTGTTCGATCTGGCGATTTAGTTTTGATGAAAATGGATTCAGACTATATGTCAGAGAAAAGAGAGTACTACGAAGATCAAACGAAGAAAGCGGCCCAAGCATATGGGCAAGATTTAAAAAGCGCTTCTCACTCAAGCATGCCTGTGGTAGATGAATCTACCACCTCTGTAACAAGAGGTTCAGCGGCAAAAAACGCTAAGTTTGAAGATTAACACCGCGTTAGTCATTTAATCGAACTTAGTGCATAAGTAATAAGGAGATTATTATGGCTTATGGATTATCACCTGTACGTCAATCAAATGGTGGGACAATTCGTCTTAACAACTGGGTTGATGGTAACGGGTATCGCATCGCTGCAACTGCACCTTCTGCATATTTTGAAGGTGATACTTGTTCTTTATCTAGTGGTCTATTAGTACAAGACATTGGCTCAGGAGATCTGGGCGCAATTGTCGGTGTTTTCTGGGGCGCAGAATATCAAGACAACAGTTCAGGCGACGTAAAATTCGTAAGATCTATCCCTACTGGTACTGTGGCAAAAGCTCAATACAAAGCATATGTTTATGACGATCCTTCAACGATCTTCAAAATGCAAGCCGATCAAGCTGGCAGCGCATTAACATCTGCTGACGTAGGAGCAGTGGCACAGAACTTAACTGGAACTGGATCAGCTACGACATTTAAAGCAGGTTCTTCATTGGACTCTTCTACTGCAAGTAATACTCAAAATGCTACACAAAAAGCATACCCTTTCCAGATCTTAGGATCTGCTGAGGATGATTTGAGTTACACTACTGTAGGAAATACAATGGACGTACTTGTTAAAATTAACACGCATTCTTGGGGTGTCTATGACGGCAACTTCCCGACTGCTTAATTTAAAGGAGTAAAATACTATGGCTATAACTAGAGGTCAGTTACTCAAAGAATTAGTACCGGGTTTACATGCTATCTTTGGAACGGAATATAAACGTTACGAAGATGAAGCAGCCGTACTCTTTGAGAACGAAAAATCAAACAGAGCCTTTGAAGAGGAAGTTCTTTTCCCAGGCTTTGGAGAAGCTTCAACTAAGTTTGAAGGTCAAGGCGTAAATTACGCACAAACAGGTGAAGGTTGGGTAGCTCGCTACACAAACGAAACTGTTGCTATGGCTTTCTCAATTACTGAAGAAGCGATGGAAGATAACTTATACGACAAGTTATCAACTAGATTAACAAAAGCATTAGCTAGATCAATGGCTGCTGCTAAACAAACAAAAGGTGCTGCGGTATACAACAATAGCTTTACAGCTGGTGTGTATGCTGGTGGTGACGGTGTTGCATTAGTAAGTAATGCTCACCCACTACAAGATGGTTCAACTGGATCAAACACTCCTACAACTCAAGCAGAGCTTTCAGAGACTTCTCTGGAACAAGCTTTAATTGATGTTGCTGGATTTACTGATGACAAGTCGATTCCAATCGCAGCTCAGGCTAGAACTCTACACATTCCAAGACAATTGGTATTCGTGGCGGAGAGACTAATGGCGTCTCCATACAGAGTTGGAACTGCAGACAATGATGTCAACGCAATCGTATCTAAAGGTATGATAGCTGGTGGATATCATGTTAACCACAGATTTACTAACAGTAAATATTGGTGGTTAAGAACTGACGTTCCTAACGGTATGAAGCACTTCACTAGAACTCCAATCGAAACTAAGATGGAAGGTGACTTTGAGACTGGAAACGTAAGATATAAATCTCGTGAGAGATATGTATTTGGCTTCTCTGACTGGAGAGGTGTATACGGATCTAATCCAGCCTAAGGCTTTAAATGTGAGGGGGATGAAATATGCCCCCTTGCATTAGATTAACATAAACCTATTGACTGCGTAAGCAGACAGAAAAACAAGGAGTAAGACAATGGGAACAACAACTTTTTCGGGACCAATTAAAGCGGGACCTATACAACAAACTACTGGTACTGACTTAGGTACTAACGTAAAAAATATTGGGCAAGTAGTAATGGCTCAAACTTTTTCAACTGGAACAGCTCTTTCAAGTGGCGCATCAGCAGCTAACTCGACTGATGTTGTTATACCAGCTAATTCACAAATAGTAGACATAGTACTTGATAAGCCTACAGCAATGGGCAATGCTACATGTGTATTTAGTATTGGTGACACAGTTGGTGGAAATAAAACTTTTATCAATGATTATTCAATTACAACAGGTTCTGGGGCTGGAAGATGTTATCCAACTACTGAAGCTGGTGGCGCATTAGCATGGGCTGACGTTGGAACATCAGATGTAAAACTAACATGGACTAGTACTGGTGCTACCGATGCTGGTGAAGTTAGAGCTACTATTTTGTATCAACAAAATATTAACTTAGCATAATCTAATTAGGGGAGGCTTCGGTCTCCCCATTTAAAGGAATTACAATGACAATACAAGGTGATACACAATCAACATATTTTACTGCTGATGCAACTACCGATGGTCAAACAAGTAC